TATAAACTCAAATTGATCTTCAACTGTCTGATTAAAATCTAAACTATCATAATTGTTTTGAATATCCGTATCAATTGGTTTGGTTGTATCTTCATACCAATCCGAGAAAACAAGAAAAGGTTGTATTTCCTTGATATCAGGACCTTCTGCGATTTTCATCAAATAGTCAATTCCATGTTTAATACCATTTTTATGAATATAGTCAATTAATTTTTTTGCACCTTCTTTATTAATAGAATAAGAATAAGTTCCGCCGATATATATCTCTTTATTTAACGGTTCTACCTTAATAATAGTGTTATCTTCTATTGTATCATAAATATGTTTTACTTCATTACGACGGCTTGTAAACATATGATAACCTAAAAATAGTACTTCATTTTTTTCAAATGCGGGTTTTAATTTATCAAATCTCTCTTTAAACTTGGAAGCTTGGTTGTTAAAATGTATATCATCTTCAAAAATAACATAATAATTATGTGTCTTATCCTCGATTAAATCTTGCCATAACTTGTAATGAGTTAATGCACATCCAATCACGCCGCGCCGATTTCCAAAATCATTCCCGCGAAAGAGATGTTTTAATTCATTTGTTGATTCTAGTTGCTTGCCATCAACCGCCTTATAAAAAATAAAATTGTTTTGTTTGGCTTCTTTAAAAAGAGTAGATACTTCCGCCTTCCTATCGGCGCGTCTCTCTAAATTGACAATTTTTAAATTACTTGTATATCCTTGAAACTGTGATTCATTATTAAGCTCATATGCGTTTTTAACTGTTCCTGTTTTTATTTCAGAGGTCAGTCGCCCAATATGCCGATGAGTTATACGGTCAAAAAATGCGGTTTTATAACCAGCATCATTCCATCGGTCAGCATAATCGCGTTCAAAGAATTGATTAGGTGAATCAAAATTTCCTAAGTTTAGAATAGATTTAACCAATGTCATCGAAGGACGAAAACTATAATGCGGCCAATAGTGAGAATTTGGATAGTGATTTATATTTTCATTTGGACGATGGTCATGTAGAACTATACCTTGTATAATGGGCGCATTTGTCATTGGTAAATGTCCTTTAACATTATAATTTGAAACAGTTTCGCCATAATTACGATTAAACACAACCTGTTTTATATTATGGTTATTTTGGGAAAGAAGAGAGATTGATTGGGTTATGTAATTCGTTTGATGATAAAAAAGAAAATCATCTTCCATGTGTATCCAATAGGCCGGTTTTAATGATTGCAATTTATTCCAAATAATATTCATACTGCAACGATGGCCTTTCTCCTCCGGTGTTTTCATATAATAATCAATCCAATGATAGGTTGATTTCATAAATTGACGATCTTCGTTCGATGAATTGTCATCAACACAAAACCAGTGAGTAATTAGATCAATATCAATCCAATGATTTAATATAGAATTAAGTGTTTGTTTAAATAAGTCCAGCCGTTTACATGTTGTAAATGTGATTAGTATTTTGGGTTTGTTGTTTGTATTCGTTTTATTAGTTGTATTATTGATTTGCATCGATCTTTTTATATTTTTAATGACACCTTTATTTAAAATGGTTAATTGAGGTTGCAATTGTTTAAATAATATGTTCCATAGATCAATTGTACCACTATTATTAACCATTTCATTATTTATATGGATTAAATCATCAAGCGTACGGAAAAGCGGTAAAATATCTTTATCATTTTCTAATATATCTTTATAACACAATATATTATTAATAGTGACATTTAATTCGTGGAGTCCCATTTTTTTATCTATAATAATTTGTTTACAACATTCATATCCGGACTCTTTATCATTTATAAAATGAGCGGAAATCCCATTAAAAAATTCAAGACGGTATTGATAATAATGCATATTGATAAAGAGTTTATTTTGTAAGTTCTTGTTGTAATTTTTGAATTTATGGTAGAGTGCGTTTACTAGAATATATTGCCCCGATTGATAAAAATATTCAATTGCCATAATTAGACCTTCAATGCGCTCTATATCATACTCTAATGTTTTCAGCAAGTATTGAACCGCTAAATCCATTTGTTTTTTATCTTTGTATATTATTCCAATTTCTAAAGCCGAATAGTATTTTTCTTGATGCCAGTGATCTTGTCTATCTAAAACCTTTTTATACCATTCGATGGCATTGTCGTGATATTTTTCTCCGGCATCCTTATAACTTCTTGCACAATAGAAAGCATATCTACCAGACAAACCTTTATCGGGCAGCACTAGTTCTGTTTCGTATGCGTTTTGTAATATAATTGCATCATCATAATATTTTGTTGGATTTTGACTACGATTTCCCGAACGGCCTGATTCAATATAATAGTTTCCTTGAATTGTTATGTCCGGTGTATTAACCACATCTATATTTGACAAGAATTCATGAAGCACCCCTTTAAATTCCCATCGTTTGCGATTATTTATTAATAGCGGACGCACATATTCAAACCCTTTCCCTATTTTTAACATATATCGGTCAACATAAGTATTTGTATTACAGGTGAAAGGTAATTTAAAATCACCCATCATCGTATCATCGGCATCAAATATCAAGAGATAATCGCTTTTATCATAGGCGCATTCTAATGCTTTTGTGCGGTTATATCCGAAATTTTTCCATTCATGTGAAACTAATTCGCCAGGAATACCTCTTTCTAAAAAAAAATCTGTTATAATTTGTTGTGTATTATCGGTTGAACCTGTATCTGAGATAACCCAATAATCAAAACTAATACAACTGGTAAGATTATTTAAAGTTTCAACAATAACCTTTGCTTCATTTTTGACAATCATATTCAAACACATAGTTGGTTTTGTGGGTTTTTTTGTTGTTTCAGTAACAACAAAATCCATTATTTAATTATTATAAATAATAATACTTTAAATATTATTTATATGAATATTATGTTAGTTGAAAGCCATTTTCATTTTCTTCTATTTTTCTATTTTTTATTATAAATCAATTTCATTCATATCCTCAAAATCATCAATACTTTGTTCAATAATTTTTTCATTACCGCCGATTTTACAATCTTTATTTGTGTATTTATCTAAATACCGATAAATTCGATTAATATCTAATTTACTAATTTCATAGGATTCAAAAATAGTATTTATTTCTTCGTCTGTATATTTATTTCGTAAATCAAGAAAAAATGAAAAAGTATCCTTTTTATCAAGTGATAATTTTTGACACAGCTCTTGAATAAAAACGGAATTATTATATTCTGTACTATATTTTGTTAGCACCTTTGTAAAACGAATTTCATTTATTTTTGATTCTTTTTTTGTTTGAATATTATTATGAAATATTCTATTACACGAAAATGTTTTAATAAGAGAACTCATTTCATTAAATTGCCAAATTTGTTTTTGAAATGTAACACGGTCTATATAATCTGCAAAACATATTTTATCCAAAATCGTTGTATATAAAGATACTGCTTCTTGTTTTGGTTCTTTATTAATAATATCTATAATATTTTCATGAAATAAAAGTCCAACAATTGTACGATCAGTATCACTCATTATATTTGTATGTTCTGCAATATCATATGATTTATTAAATAAATTCATGGTAATATCCTTTGTATCCTCATTATACGACTTCGGGTTTAAAATATTTTGGATTATTTCATTTTTCAATATGGAATTATGTTTTTTATAAATATCATTAATTGAGTTTAATTTTCGTAGATCGCCTTGTAAATAGGAAACTAAACTTGAAATAATACTATCATTTAATGAAGGCGTCGATAATTTTAAAATAGTATACATTTGCGTGTTTAATGGAGTTTTTAATTCAAATACATTACATACTTTCATTAGTTCTTTAATTTTTTTATCAATATGATAACTACTAATACATATAATTGGACTTAATGATAAGTCTTCTAATTTTTGTTTTTTTGTTTTTTTTGGACGAATTACTTTTATTAATGAATTTATACCTCCTTTATCGCCATTATTCATTCCATCAATTTCGTCCATTATAATAGCGATTCGTTTTTTTGTTCCATTCATTAAACTAACTACACTTTTATCTGACATATTATTTTTTGTTATTGTATCAATAATTGATTTATTGCGGATGTCTCCTGCGTCATATTTAATAATATCATAATTTAATTCTTTTAATAAATTTATAACGAAATGGGTTTTACCGCTCCCTGGCGCACCATATATGTATATCCCTCGTTTAAATGATAGATTATTTTTATTTGTTTCAAATTGCAATAAAATATTTTTAATTGATTTTGATATTGTTTCTCTATTAAGAATACTATTGTAATTAATATAGTTAATACTGTTATAATTAGTAGATTGCATTAATAAACAATATATTAATCTTTTTATATTTAATTAAATAACTTATATAAATTATTTCATTAATTATTTCATTAAACGCCAGTTAAATCCGTGTTGTTAGTAATTCCATCCCAAGTTAAATTGCATGCTTTTGCCCAGTCATATTTTTTTTGTAAACCGCTATTTCCGCTCCACTGTGCAGTTGTAAAATCCATATTCTTATTACATTTTGAATTGCCTAAATCCATACTATTCTTACAAACATTTTCCGAAACCTCCCAGTAATCAGGACAATTAGCAATAACCGGAGGATAGTTTGAGGTGTACTTTTGACGATAAAGTGTTATACCGATAAAACATAAAGATATGATTAAAATAGTTGTTGCTACAGTGACTACTGTTTTTTGAAAGACCGCCATCTATATTATATTATACATATATTATTCATTTTTATCAATAGAAAAACTATTAAACTATTAAAACTATTAAGTTTAATAATTTTTCTATTGTTTTTATATATGAATAATCAATTTAATGGTACAAAAAATACTAACGGAAGAGTCAATATATTAGGACCAAATAGTGATATACATTTTTCTATGATGGATCGTATCCCAGTTAATAGTACTAATTATTCGTGTCGGGATGCTATGACTGGCAATTGGTATGATACTGAATTATCAAACGCATTTTTTAGTTCTAAAAATATTCAAATAATACAAAATGGTATTCGAGCAGGGGTATATAATAAATCAAATCAACAATATGTAGTAGGCGAACAAAATTTAGATGAATTACAAATTATTATGCGAGGTATTTTTTTACAATATGCTATAAATCAGCCCTTAGGTATTACACAACAAATAAATGATCTAAATAAATTAGTATTAGATTTTGCAATAAATCAAGTATGGGGAGAAGCTGAGGGATATATGAAATATAAAAGAGACGCAAGTACTTTGGTTGTGCCAATAGCTATGCCGATTCTTTCATACAGTAATGATAAACAACTGGAACTAAAACCTTGGTTTTAATGTTAATATGTATATAAAAAATAATTTTATATACATTTATTTGAATTTATCTAATTATAAATTTACTTCTTTTTAACAACCTTCTTCTTTTTTGACTGCACAACGCCACTATTTGAATCCGTATCATTTTTTACACTAATACTCGCCATTTTTACATATTCTGTTCGTAAAATTGCCAGTTCATTTAACCATAATTGGGTTTCACTCGTTTTTTGGAGTGTATCCAATTCCTTGTTTTTACTGTCCCGTTCATTCATAATTTTATTAACATTTTCTTCGGTTACACTGTCCATCGGCAATCGCACCAAATATTTATAATCGGAATCTTCATCAATAATTGCATAATCACGCTCTTTCAAAATTGACGATACTTCCGCCGTTTTCTTTTTACGGAGGTCAAGCGTATCCTCCAATAATTCACTGATAAATCGAGCTTTATTTGACAAAACCATCGATTCTTTTTCTAAAGCTACTATTTGATAAGCCTTGCGTTTAATATAATAATCCATACGCACTCTCATGTAGCGCTCTACCAATTCTTCTACTTTTTCACATTTTACTAATTTTTCTTTTTCATCAAACACATGCATATTTGTTGTTGAACGCGTCGTATACAATTTCAATAATTTTTCTAAAGCAGTACAGTTATTTTCGATAATTTCATCTTTTAATGAAGGAATAATACCAGTTGAAAATGTTATGGTGATATCGACTGTTGTATCCGTACTCATGTCAATATAATCCTTAACTTGGTTTGTAGCCTTTTTTTTTTTCGGTTTTTTTTTATTATTCGCTTCATTTGTCGAAACTGTTGTCTTTGCCTCAATTAATTCTTCAATATATTTTTTATAGTCGTCAGTCCATGTACCAATCGGTAACTCAGTAATGCGAACTTGTTTATCAGATAGAATAGAATAAACACCTTTAATTAAATGTTTACTTTCAGATAAAGGAATAATAGATCCTTTAAACCCATTATAATATGGGATAAGATTAGATGGAAGTAACGATTCTTTATCAGTATTTAATTTATCGCGAACATAGTCCATAATAGATAATGGATTATAGTTTAGAATATCAGTACTGAACCCAGTTCCAATCCCTTTGCCTCCATTCACGAGCTGCATTGGAATAATTGGTACATAGAACATTGGTTCAACTGGAGTACCATCATCTTCCAAGTAGGTGAGAATGGGGTCATCTGCTTCGGGGAAAATAAGACGCGTCAATTTGCTTAATTGCGTGCAAATATACCTTTCTGACGCGGCATCATCGCCACCTTGTAGACGCGTCCCAAACTGTCCATTCGGTTCAAGTAGATTAATATTATTTGAGCCAACGAAATTTTGCGCCATATTGATAATAGCACCATATAAGCTCTGTTCGCCGTGATGATAACGGCTTTTTTCGGATACAGACCCACCGAGCTGCGCAACCTTGATTTCATGGGTTAATCGTCTTTCTAAACAAGTATAGAGGATTTTACGCTGACTTGTTTTGAGACCATCAATCCCGTTTGGAATCGATCGTTCGCAATCATATTTTGAGAAATGAATCATTTCTTGTCCAATAAATTCTTCATATTTAACATCGGACTTATTTGTATCTAAATAAAGTGTGCGGTCATAATTTTCTAACCAGTCCTTTCGGTCAGCCGCACGCTTTTTATTAAACACTTTATCAATTGCGTCTCGGCTTTCTTCTCCGGAACTTACAAAATTCACGATTTTTTTATTAGCAAAATATTCTTTGAATTCTTTGCCTGTACTGGTCCCCAGCCCTTTATAATATTTAAATGTCCAACCCTTAACATTATTTGTCGCTTTCCACTCTTCGTATTCGCCGTCATTATAGAACAATTTTTCTTGTGCGCCCTTTCGTGCTTTAATAATCGGCGTATTCATAAAACCAATAAAGCCAGGGATAGAAATCAGCGTAGACCATTCTGAATCAAACAGATTAATACAGAGACCTTTAATATGGCTGCCGTCTAAATCTTGGTCTGTCATAAATAAGATCTTTCCATAACGCAACATTTTTTTTGCCTCATCCGGCGTATATTTTTTTCCAGCTTCTAATCCAACAATTTGTTTGATTTCGTGAATTTCTTTCACTTCTGAAATTCGTTTGGCCGCTTCGCCTCGCACATTAAACAGCTTACCACGAAGCGGATAAACACCAATAGTATTGCGATCAGTTGTAGATAACCCGCTCATAATACCCGCTTTGGCCGAATCTCCTTCACATAGAATTAAAATACACTTGTCGCTGTTGGCACCGCCCGCATCATTTGCGTCAACTAATTTTGGAATACCGCGCACCGATTTGCTTTTATTTCCATCTTTAGTTTTGATGGTTTTACATGTTTTCACCTCGGTTAAAGCGCACGCTGCGTCCATAATACCAAGTTTTGCCGCCTTTTCAATAAATTTATCACTAATATCACATGAAGAACCAAAATTTGCAACTGGCGTATTCATATAATCTTTCGTTTGGCTATCAAACGCAGGATTTTCAATAACACAACGAACAAAGAGGAAGAGTTGTTCTTTGATGGTATTCGGCTTCACATCAATCTTTTTCTTTTGCTTAATGTATGCTGTCATTTTACGCACAAACTGGTTTAATATATAGTCTACATGTTTACCACCCTTTCCAGTATAAATACCATTTACAAAGGACACATGGGTAAATTCTTCTTTTGGTGCCATACAAATAACATATTCCCATCGTTCATTTGCCTCCTCATGAACACGAGTGGTGGTTGCTTTATCGCCAACATACAAATCTACATATTGGAGGAAATTTTTCACTGGGACTAATTCGCCATTATATTTTACCTTGATGTTTTTATCAGTTACCGCAGCTAAATCAAATACGCGGCGTTTTAATAAGGACAGCATATCAACAGTTAATCCGGTTAATCCCATTCGTTTATAATCAGGTTTGAATGAAATAAGAGTATACGGTTTTTTTGCACATTTACTAACTGTTGGAGGGTTAATCACATTTAAATTGTCTTCAAATTCTTGAACATATTTAAGACCGCGGGTATGATCAATTGTTTCTATTTTCCCCCAACTAGACCAAATAAATGCAAGCTTAATACCAAACCCATTTTTACCACCTGTTGTTTTTTTTGCTTCTTTATCATAATTGGTCGATGTACGCAAATGAGCGAAAATAAGTTCAGGAATCCAAATATTTTCTGCAGGATGTTTTGCTACATCAATACCGTTTCCATTATTATAAATCGTAATTGTTCCATCCTTTTCATCAATACTAATATCAATTTCAGTAACAGGTAGATTTGTTGTTTTTTTACTTGATTTAATAGACTCAGTTGATTGTTCTTGTTGTTTTGCAATAAGCTCGTTCATTCGCACTACATGATCACGGGCATTAACCATTGCTTCATCCACAATTTTATAAAGACCAGGAACAATAGATACTTGTTTAGCTATAATAGTTGTATTGGACAATGTATTTTCTCCATCAGTAGATGTGTTGTCGCAATTGATTACAAATGTATCATAATCAGTCAAGGTCATTGAACCAGTATAAGTATCAGGTGTATCAAGAACATGTTCTTTATCTGTCTTTTTTTGATATTTTTGAGCAAGATTTTGTTTATCATTTGCTGACGAGGAATCAATTTTAACAGATGCCATACTGAGATTTAGTACTAATATATTATTATAATATTAAGTGTATAAATCATTTTTCAATTTTATTATTTATTATTTATTATTTATTGTTTTACATACATTTATAAAAATGTTTTAATAATGTTTTTTTCTAAAAAAAAGAATTGATATTAAGTATATATGGCATTTGATCAAAGTCAAAATTTTGTATATACAGGACAAACAGAATATTGGAAGAAGGATATAAATGTATCATCAGCGCTTTTTATTTTAAAAGGTGCTGGCGGCGCTGGCGGAAAGTTTAATTCAACAATGGGCGGCGGTGGAGCATATGTATTTGCAAAATATGATTATTTGAACTCTGATATAAGTTATAATGTGAGTATAAATATTGGAAGCGGTGGAAAACCGCCGCCTGTAAAAACTGGTGGAAATAGTACAGGTGGTATGGATGTTATTGGGATTGGGTATCAGAGTAATGCAGGCGATGGAACAACATTAAATAATTTAGAAAGTGGAGGCGGTGGAGGTTTAACAAGCGTAAATTATATAGATATTGACGGAAATATTATTATAAAAAATATTGCGGGCGGCGGCGGCGGTGGAGGTAGTGTTAGTGGAACTAATGGAGGAGATGGTGATAAAATTGGATTTACTGGTTCAGGAACTGGCGGCGGTGAAGGCGGTAATACCGATTCAAATGGTAATCCCGGATTAGGTGGTGAAAATGGCGGATCAAATGGATATCAATATGTTGATAGTAGTTCTAACGGGGTATATACATATTTAGGAGGCGGTGGTGGCGGTGGTGGATCTTTTGCTGGTGGTGGGGGAGGGGCTGGTTATGGCGGAGGCGCTGGTGGAAATAAAGGCGGTGGTGGCGGCGGGGGATCATATGCGTTATTATCGTCACGAAATTTATTTGTAGCTGGCGCGGGAGGAGCAGGCGGAACTCAAGGCAATCCAGGCGCAAATGGAAGTCTACAAGTTTTATGGAATGTGAGAACTATATTCCCTCCTCCATTTGTTCGTATGTTTATGTTAAATGCACAGCATACTTGTAAAAGTATATATACTGCACCAATAATAAAACCGTCGCTTGCTTACCCATCTTACCTTACAGATAGTTTAACCTTTCCATATGCTGCAATTATTGGGTCAGATAAAGAAATTTATATTATTTCAGGAGAAGGCATATTGTATGCATTTGATCATAATTTTGAGTATAGATGGAAATATAGTGCTCCTACAAACTATAAATTTACAGGAACACCAGCAATATCAAATAATGGAACATTATATATAGCATCCATAACAACAACTAATCAAAACTACTTGTTTGCTATTATAGATATAAATATTGGTAATAGTATTTTAGCTGTTATAAAATGGAAATTTGAAATTGACGGAAAATCAGCAG